TTCTCGGCTTAATTGAATTCTATTTTCAACTTCTTGCCATTTATTTTGCAGTATTTGCCCTTCTGTGTCTACTCCTGCGATTTTATTTGCTTCGGCAATGGTTTTGGTTGCTTCAGCGTTTGCGAGCCTGTTTTGAGCTTCTATTTGCTTCAATTGTAATCCCATTGATTCTTGTTGTAGTGCTACTTCTACTGGGTTTGTGTTTGGCGCACTTGGTTGGGTTGCCGATCCTCCGGCTGTGCTTGCCGCTGATCCTCCTCCGTTGCCGTACATGAGTCCTACGCTTAATCCTGCATCTTCCATTTCAGCCCTTTGAGCTCCGCGAGAAGCGATTGAACACATTTTCAGATTTCGTATGTATTCAGCATCTGCTGCTTGTTGTCCATAATTGTATTGTAGACCCATTCCTTCTTTCTCATACTCCCATGCTTGTTGCATTAATTTTTGTTGGTTTTTGAGTCCGTTATTATTTTTTTTGAATAGACCTCCTAGTAGTCCTAGACCACCGCTTATTATTGATCCTATTCCTTCGGTTACAGCCCCTGCTAATCCTGAGGTTGCTGCTCCTGCTAATGTTGCTCCTAATCCCATAATAATTAATTTTTACATTCTTCGCGCTTACTTTCGAAGAAGCGCTACCTATATTTACTTGATATAATATGCTATATGCGTACTGCGCTTTTTTGGCTTTAAAAAGCGGACATAAATATTTACATCCGCCCTTTTCGCATATAGTGTTCGTAGTTGTACCCAACTAGTTATCTCTTGTCGGGTTTGGTTCAGTTGTTCCTCCTTCGGTTTGACCTTCGGCTGTCTTTGGTGCTTCGGCTTCTCCCTTCTTGAGGTATTCATTCAATTTGTAGTTGTTCACTCTATCCATTGCTTCCATGGCTAAAGCCCACTTGTCCGTACGTATGTTGCAGTCTTCTCTTACTCCAGCTTGTTTAGGTGTATAGATCATAGGTGCTCCGTCAGTCAACGGTTCGTTTTCGTCCAGAATTCTTTGGATTTTTTTGATCAAGGTTTCACCTTTTTCTGTCATCTCGATCATTCCTTTGAAGTTATTTACTCTTATTTTGTTAATTGTTTTCATAATTATAAGAATGGAATTTGTTTAGCACTATAGTTACCTCGTCTCGTTGCCTGTACCACTGTTTGTACCCAGAAATTCTGGCTATCGATTGATGTATCTGCAAAGATTTCGATGTATTTTTGTGGATCAATGTATGTAGTCAGATCTTCGATTGTATTGTTATTTCCTACTTCGTAACGTCTGTTTAATACCATGAAGTCTAATGCTTCTCCGGCTGCAAAATCTCCGAATGTACGGTTGTAGTTAGTCATGTAGTCGATCCAAGCTACCGTTTTGTTGGCGGCTAGGTGTTTCATGTTAGATATATTTGCTCCTCCATCGTATTTGGATGTTTCTCCTACCATTTGCTCTTGAATTAGATCTTGGTATCCGATTCCGTCGAGTGCCGGCTTGTGTAGATCGTCGATTGTCTGTAAGTTTAAATCGAAGTCGTTGCCTTGTGAGTAGTCGATCATCGGTGTGATAGCCATCAATCCTATGATGTATCCCGGTTCTTCACATTGGTAGTGTATGTGTCCGTTATTGAGTGGCTTGCCTCCTCTTCCGATTGCTGCGATGTCTCCAAGTGGTTGGCTACCGTATGCTGTTTCTGTTGCGCTTTTTGATATCACTTCGTCGAATTCAATGTACTGTGTCATACCTCCGATAAACACTGGTGTCTCCGGCCTGTCAAGGTATTTACCTGCTGTATATACTGTCTCCAACCAATCCTTATACGTACCTCCTGCTACTGCGATTCTGTTCAGCATGTTGTAGACTTTCTGTTGCAAGTTTAACGCATCTATTGTCAACTTTCCATCATTGGCCGTAATGTCAATGCTTGTTATTTCTGTGATGCCTCCTGCTCCGTCGATCCAATCTGTTTTTATCCAGTTGTTGAAGATGTCGCTGTCGTATGTTTTTAACAACATTCCTCCTAGTTTGTTTGATTGACTTTTTATTAAATCGTTGAAAAAATTTACTAGCTCTGGACTTCCGTTGTTTGTTTCATTTAATTCTGATCCTGCTAGGATGAGCGTTTCGTTGCCTTTTTTGTGTAAGACTACATCTCTGATTTGATCAAGCAATTTTAAGTCGTATTGACCTAATTCGGTTTTGATGAATTTGGCTGTCTCTTTTGTCGTGAAAAATTGTAATATTGTTGCGTATGGATTTGCACTTACATTGTTTAGAGTGATTCCGGAACTTGCTGCGTTTGTTGTTAGTTGATCTAATGTTTTGTGGTATAGACCTCCGTCACTTTCCATTATTGTCACTTTTATGCTGTGCCAAAAATCCTTGTAATCAGTTAGAATTATACCGGCTGTTATCTTGGTTGTTGTTGTTATATGTACATTATTTGTATTTTTTCCGATAATGTATATCCCGTTGTTTGAATCTTGATATGTATTTTGAATATTTAGGGACACCGCTCCAGCTCCTTTTAACATGTAAAACTTATTTTCTTGTGTGTTTGCGAAGAAATTTTTAAATATGTCAAGATACATAAGTAGAGGAGTTCCGTTTTTTAGTACTCCTCCAACTGCGTTGGTTCCGGTTCTTCTTGATCCAGTCCAGCCTAGATATTTATATAGCGCTGATGCCGAAATGTTTGTTTTTGCATCTGTTTCTGTTCCACTTGTGTTAGCCTTCATCATTGGTAATTTGATGTCACTCATTTTCATACCAATTCCTGTTCGGTTATTGTGTAACCAGCTGTTATATAATCGGAAACCTCCAAAGAACATGAAGTGTTGTAGTTTGAATGATCCGAAGAGCGGCCCTAACGTTGGTTGGCTCAGTGTTTTGTTGATTAAGTTTAAATCGATGATGTCTCCCTTTTGACAGAGTATTTTACAGAATGGTACAAGCATTCCTACACCGACTGAACTTCTGAATATTGTTGATATATCATGAGTAGACATGTCATAGTCTCTCATTGCGACCTTCATTTTATTGTTGTCGCCTAATGTATTTTTACCTAAGGTTCTTACAACTGTCATAGTTTATTCCTCCTCTTTTTTTTGATGTTTTTTCGTTTCTTCTTCCCATTGATCCGCTTCTTTGCATGCATAGATCATTGCTGCTACTAGATTCCAATCCGTTGCGTCGATTACTTTTTGGGCTTCTTTTTCTGATGGAAATACTTGCTCAGTAGCCAAGTGATTACCAATAGTAATGATAACTTCATCTGATTCTGCGTCTTTTTTTCTGATTTTGAAAGCTTCTTTTAAGTTCATAATTTTTACTTTTTTGGGTTAATATTGATTTGTGTACTGTCAACTGAACTAGTTGTTGTTTGTTCGGTTTTTTGAGTACTGTTACTATTATTTTTGCTCACTGAAAGCGACATGGTACATGCCGTCGTGAGTATGATCGCTGCAATGGTAGTGATAAGTGTACAAATTGCTGTAATAATTGCCTTAATCTGTTCATTTGTTAATTTCATGTGTTAAATAAATTAAGTTGTTGTTTTTCAGTCCATTCTTTGTATTTTTCGATTACGTCATAAGTTTTAATACATAATAGCCTCCTTTCTTGTTTAATTAATTCATACTTTTTCATTATTTGATCCTCGTTGATTTCGAATGATTCTTCTTTTGTTCCTACGCTCATATTAAAATAGGCATAGGTTTTCATGTCCTTAAACGTAGTAAATTCTTTGTTGCGAAAGATATACTTATTCTGTTTTTTCTGCTTCTTTATCATTTTTTATCATTATTTTATTGGTTTCTACGACACATATAAGTTCATGTGTTTCATCGATGTTTGATTCAATTGCGATCCCTAGTGCCGTTTTGTACGTCCACTTAGATTCTAGATTATATATTAGAATGTTTCCGTTTTTTTTGTTTCTTCTGATTATTGTCCAATTTGTTGCAGCCATAATTATACCTCCTCTTCTTTAGATTCGTTGTAATATATACTTTTTAAACTTCTCACACGGAATAGTTCTACTTCCCATTTTACGTCTTTTCCCATGCTCATTAATTTTTCATAGATGTTCATGTATGTTTCATGTACCCCTTTTTTTCCTATGATTTCTCTGATAATCATAGCTGTGCCTTCGTTGTTAGTTGCGCAAACTTCTACGTAGAGTTCGTTTGCAATTTTTTTAGTATTCATAATCTTTTGTTTTTAATGTTCCACGTGGAACGGTTAATATTCTTGTTTTTTTTGACACTACAAAGATATGTGTTTTTTCTGATTCTCCAAATTTTCTTTGATTTTTATAACTTTTCTTAACGTTTCTATAGCGCGAGCGACAAATACAGGGTTCTAGGGCGTTGCCCTAGAGCGTTAGCACCTTGATATCGCCAAAGGCGTATACCACGACCTTCTGGTCGGGTACACGCCTGTCCTTAATCTGTTATTGTAGGTAGCTGTCCTTCTGTCTTTCTCTACCTTTTCCTCCCTGTAAAATTAAAATAAAGCTTGCTGCATAGTGTAGTCCGTTCGTTACGGACAAGACGTTTTCGTGAAACGAAAACTAGAAAGGACAATACTCTGCTGATAAGTATTGATACATGATATCTTCCTCTTCTTTTCTGATCTGTCTTCGTTGTGCTTTCTTTCTGTTTGTTAGATTTTGTAGTTTTTTCATTCGATTGATCGCTTTTTTTCTTTCGATTTCCTCGATACTGTCCTCGTGTAGACTGATTCCATTTTCATTTTTTTCTTTGAGTAATCTTTCGTAGTAATCTTTGTTTACCGTGTTAGCTCCTATCACTTCGAACCCTTTTACCCATTTTACTCCTTTATCTTCGGCATATAGCCACAATAATTGTCTCTGATCATCTGTGTATATGGTTGTTTTGTAGTATCTTGGTAATGGTAAATCTTGTCCGTTATGTGTTTTATATGTAACGATTGTTTTTTCTTTATTCCATCTGTGTTTTAATTGATTTTCTTTTGCATAGTTTGCTCCTAGCCCTTTACTGCATAGTACTATTGATATATAATCAGGATTGTCTTCATCCTTTTTTGTCATGTATTTTGATACATAGTTTATTGTTCTTTCATTGACATATCTTCCGTAGTATTTGTATCCGTCTATCCAGTTTTCGTATAATAGTTTTGTTAATTGCCATTTTGTTTGTCCTTCCCTTGCATAAAATAATCCATGTAGGTGTATTCTTCTTGTATTGGTATGTCCTTTTTCTGTTACACACCAGTGTTTCACTGATTTTCCCGTTTCTTTCCTGATTCTTTCTAAAAACAGTCTGTGTATTTTTGTAATTATCTCGTTATCTTGTGATCCATCATTTTTATACCCATATTTTTTGCATATATATTCATATCTTTGTGGGGATACTGTTCCTGTAAAAAATACTGCATGAGGTGTTTCTTTTAGCTGTTCGTAGTTTCTGATTCTCCATTCTCTTCTCTTTTTTTTACGACATTCGAAACAGTGTCCGCACTCTACTTCTACGTATCTAAATCTTTCATCTGTGCACACAGGCGGATTCCACCTATTTTTCCGATTAGGTAGAAACCGCTTGTTTAATACTTTTTTTGTGAAGTAACACATTATTTTTTGATTTTTTTTGCTATTGTTCCTAGGATCTTTCCTCCGTTCTTGAATTTTACGATAGTTTCCAGTATTCCGTTTATTCTGTCTATACCTCCGTAAATCCATTCTCTTAGGTTTTGGTCTGATCCTAGTTTGTAATCATTTTCGATTTTTTTGAGCATATTTTCCGCTGATTCTTTTGCAGCCTCTGCGGACATTCTTCTTGTGATCATTTCGTAATAGAAGTTTTCTACTTCTTTTTCGATCTTTCTTGCTGTGTGATAATTTATGTCTGTAGCTGATTCTGCGAGTGATCCTTCTTTTTGGATTTTTGCAATTTCCGATATTAGAAGAGTTACTCTTTCTTCTTGTACTTCGTCTAGATATTTTCTTTCTAATACAGACATTTTCCAGTCTTCTATTGCTTTATCTGCGTTTGCTGCTGCTTGTTTTACGTTGCTTTCTTCAATCGCTTCTCGGCTTAATTGAATTCTATTTTCAACTTCTTGCCATTTATTTTGCAGTATAAGTGACCAAGTACCCAGCATC